GCCACGATCGTGTAGATGATCAGGGACGCGAAGCTGAATATTACAAATTTTGTCAGAGACTTCATTGCCTGCCTCCTTATTTTTGAATCAGATACTCCTGCATATTGGACTCGGCTTCCCGCAGCTGGTCGATATTATTGCCATCGATCGCGTGTCGCATTAAGGCAAGGATCGACTGCTGCGTGATCCGGTTTCCCTTCTCGATCTCCTGCAGTCGCTTGTTGTCGTTGTCCAGGTGCTTCTCGATCCGATCGGTTCGCGTTTCCAGCGAGGTGATCCTCCCGTCCTGGCGGACGTTTGGCGCTTTCACCTTTGTGACGATCACGGAGATAATGTTCCCGATCGTCCAGGCCAGGTTGAGCACTGTCATGATTGTGATCGCCGTCTGCATGCTTTCGAGTACTTGTGGGTTCATTGGCTAATTCTCTTTTCTATCTGCTTGAATTTTTCCTCTTCCTCTTCGATGTCGGTGTGCTTTGATAGCTGCTCATACTGTGTCGGCGTGATTTCTTTTGCCTTCATGAGTCTTCTGATGTAATGCTTTACACAATCAAGATTGACATCGGCCTGCTCAAGCAGCGGCCTCTTCGGGCTGTGCTTTGCCGCGGAGATCAGGTAGAAAGTGAGATCCCGCAGCGCCTGGTTGAGCGCTGGCACGGTGACTCCGTGCTTGGCCCAGTTCGGGATCTGCTTGTAGACGGGCTCGTAGTAGTCGAGCAGTTTCATCAGCTCTTTGATGATTGGCAGATCGTCTCTGTCGAGATCCTTTTCTTCCATTGATCCTCCGGTAGAGTCCGGGCTTTCGCCCGGACCGAAAAACAAACAACAAATTACAACTTGCAATAAGCGGAGCGCAGGCCGATGTGGCGGTCGGAGTTCGCCCGAACATTGAACGCATAGACGCAGAACACGCCAGCGTCAGAGGTATTGTACCAGGTGCCACCGCAACACGGAATTCTCTCGCCGGAGGTGCTCCACCAGTGAGAATCCCCGCCGTAGTCTCCCTTCGGCTCATCCGGATAAAGCAGGAGAGCCTTTGCAATCTCCGGCACAGTCGTGATCGAAGAATCGAGAGCCATGTCTGTGAAACTTCCGCCAAAGCCAGAGTCAGAGTCAGTAGCGGTCACAGATCCGGCTGTCAGGGTATTGCTGTTGCCCCATTTCAGCGTATTCGCAGAGCCCGGTGCTACCAGGTTTCCGGACACATCGATGGCCTTCCAGAGAGAAGATCCCTCGGCCATGCTTGCATCGCTCAGGAAGCAGTTGCTATACGGAATTACCTGGATCTCGCCGTTATACAGACGCATTCCGGCGACACGATCCCAGACGTTTCCGTTCATACCGTAGATGCCGGCGCGAGTTCCGTCGTGATACCAGGATGCCGGGCCGGATCCTTCGTATACATGGGCGGTCTTTCCGCTGTCTGCCAGAGACTCAATGCCGACCTCGGTCGGATAATCCACATCGCTGCCGTAGTTGTTATTTCCGTGCGGCATGCAGTTGTTCTTGCGGCACCGCAGTGCGATCGCGCACCACAGAGCGTACGGCATCAGGCTCCAGCCTTTGCCTTTGTTTCTGTTGTAGGTGACGCCCTGATCGAACGTAACCCATGCAGCAGGATCCTTGATCGGCAGAGAGTAGGTTCTATCGTTGACGACAATGTCATGGAACTTTCCAACGTACATGACGTCCTTCTCAGCTCCGTCAACCATGAATGCCGGATGAACATTTTCGGATCCGCCGCTGATCAGCTGGGACATCTTGTACTTCGGGATCTGAACCATGACGGACGGCATGCCTACGTCGTCCAGGATCACCGTGTTCTTGCCACCGGACAGTGCCTCGACTGCCAGCTTAAAATCATCAAAATTGCTTGCCATTGCTTAGTCCTCCTCCCAGAGTGTGAGTGTGCAGTTATCCATGTTGAACGGAACGGCCTTCCGCTCGATGACCGGATCCCCGTTCTCATTCTTTTCGGTCTTGCTCTCGACGTACTTGTACTGACGCGCCGGGATAAAGATCTGTGCGACGTAGCTCTTAGCGTCGTCAGCGCCCATTACGAGACCCTGCATCCAGTCTCTGCAGAGATCGATCACGACGTCATAGTCGCGCTCCTTCTTCTTCAGGTTGAGCATTACCTCACCGTCATCGAAGGAGATTGTGTTGCCATCGACCTCATAGTCGATGAAATTTGTGCCGTTTTCCGGCAGCTTGACAATTTTCATGTCAGTCCCTCCTTTGTGTGGCCGCGGCCTCAGCGGTGCGAGCTGCAATGATCTCAGCGGCCTCGCGTTCCTCAGCCTTGCTCTTATCGACGCCGAAGACTCTGGCCACGTAGGCCTCAGACTCACGGCGCTCTTCAGACTTGATAATTACGTTCGCCATCAGATACCTCCTCTGATATGCAGTGTCACGGCGACGCTGGTCGCGCTGCCGGTGTACCCCAACTTGAAGCCGTTGGTCAGCTTGTCGGTGATATAGAAATCACCGACCGCCCCGCCGGTCACGCTGTTGACCTGAACATCGACCGTGTAGTCGTTGTTGATCTTCGGTCCGGACAGCGCGATCGTCTTCTTGCTGTTGTTGAACGGATATGTCTGCGAGTTGGTCAGCGTTGTCGTGATGACCTCGCCCTTGAGCGCATCGATCTCCGTGTCATGCAGCAGGATCGAGCGGAGCAGCTCGGCGGCAGTCTGCCGATCGTTCTGCGCGTCTTCGGACTCCTGCTTTGTCAGTGTTGCGATGTCCTGGGCTTCCTTCTTTATCTGGGCGGCGATGTCGTCCTCGTTCGTTGTGCTCCTGCCTTCCAGCGACTCGACGCGCTTGTCGTTGAGAAAAAGGATCCGGAGCATCTCTGCGATCAGGTTGTTGTTGTCGAAGATCCCGACCTCCTGATTGTTCAGGTGATCCTGATCGACCAGTGTGCCCTGCTGGATGACATTGCCGTTCTGATCGACAACGTGGTCGACCCAAAATGTACGGTTATACGCCATTTTTGTTTACCTCCTTTCACTCTTCTGTCAGCGGAAAATCGAATCGGATCAGGCCGGTCTGATTGGCTGTTCGGGACAAAGAAATCGTCTTCTCACCGGCCACCTCATTATCCATATCAAAAAAGCGGACCGCTGTAATTGTTGCAGCAGTTCGCTCATTGTTCGGGATGTTGACCATGCAGACGACTTTGCTTCCTTCGATTTTCTTACTGTTGACTGTAGCGTCGGAGTGCCAGGAGCCGTCGTTGTTCAGCTGGTACTCGAAGCGGAGAATGTTCCGCATCATGCTGAGCAGTCCGTCCTGGATAAACTGGTCTCTATAAAAGGCCATTGCTTAACCTCCTTTCGTGCTGGTTACTGTGCCAGCCTCAGCTGCATCTGTTGTCGCTGCCGCGGATCCGGAGCGGACCACGACTGTCCCGCCAGCATAGAAGCCGCCGGCGACGCTTGCCGATGGATGCACACCGGAAGCAACGACTGCCGCCTCCACAGGTGCCGCATCAGATGCCAGGTCCTCAGAAGCCGACCGGAGCAGGAATTCCTCAGTCCGTCCGGAAACTGCGACAGACGGCTGTGTTCCTGCTGGATCCGGATTGTCTTCGGTCTCCTCGGATGCAGATCCGATGATGACACCGCCGGACGCGTAGTAGCCTCCAGTGTGCGGCACCGGATAAGCACCGCAGTGCGGCACACCGCAAAACGTGGGATCTATGACAAACAGACCCGACCGCTGCCCGATCAGGAGACCCGGCCGGATCACAAAGGAGACATCGTCCAGGTGGGCGCTGATACGAGTGACTCCTCTCAGGATCTCGGCCAGCTCGTCCGTCGTAAGCATCGGAACGGTCTGAAGCTGGTTAGTGATATCGATACCCACGCGGAAGTGATACGGATCTCCGTCATAGTCGAACCACTCGTCCACGTGAGCGTCTCCGTAAAGAGACTGGATCCGGGCGCGGATGGCTTTTGTCGTTCCCGCGTAGGTGTAGCAGAGCATGGAAGTCGCGACGGCGTTCCGCTTGACATCGAGCGGCATGCTCTGGTCATATCCTCGCACGCACAGCTCAACGGCCATCTCATCGACCGCGTCCTCCTGCAGGTTCTGTATATCGGCGTAGACCCGGGACGAGTCGATCTGTGCTTTCAGTCTGGCCATCGCCATCTTGATCGCGTAAGAGATCGCCAGGAACTCGGGCTCCTTATTATCTTTCCAGAGATCGGCGAGCTCGCCGGTGTCCATATCAATCATCCTCGAGCCCTCCGTATGTGATCTTGACATCCGTCTCAGCGCACTGGGCGACCGACGTGTCCGGGATCGCCTTGAAGGTCGGACTCGTCACTTCGACGCGCTTTGCGCCGGCGACGATGACCTGCCGGATCAGCTCCGACGGATTGATGTCTCGCCCGATCCGTGCCGTCTGCCACAGACGATAGAAGTTGACCGCGTCCTCGACTTTCGACTGGATCGATGCCGCTTCCGAGCTCTGTGATTTGTTGATGTAGTAGGTCAGCTCGATCGTGATCTTTTCCACATCCGGAGCCTTGACCACGACCTTGTCGGTCAGTGGGCGGATATCCTCGGACGACAGATAGGCCTGCATTCCAGAGAGCATTGCCTGCTCCGGAAGGGACCCGTCGAGCATCAGAAACTCAATCAGGACCTCGCCCGGCTCCGGAGATCCGACATAGACGTCGCTGATCTGATTGCTGTACTCGCAGGCCCAGTATCGATACGCCTCCTCCGGACCTGCGACAGACCACCGGAACGGTGCCTCGAAGATCCTATATCTGAGGTCGTCGTCGCTTTCCTCGTCGGCTCCTCCGGAACTTGTGTCCAGACTTTCGATGTGATCGATGTACGCGATCGGATCCACGAGCGTGTTGACTGCGCCCGCGAGGATGTCATTGCCTTCCTCACCTTCTGTGAGACAAGTGCACACCAGATCGATGTGATCAGACCCCGCCGGGATCTCGTTGTATTCAGTCGTCGCGAAAAAGATGCTGCCGCCGGCCGAGACTCTGGTCCCTTCCGGGATGCCGACAGCAGAGGAGCGGACAGCAGAGAGCACAAAGCGGACAGTCACGACGGCATGGCTTGCGCTTTTTCGTGTGATGCCCTTGAGCGCTGCCAGATTGTCCAGGTACTCGCCGAAAGCGTACTTCAGCAGCGACTGCTTTGCGCTCATGTCCGTGTACAGTTCCATCTGATAGATCTGCACGGCACAGGCATATAAGACAAGAGTAACCGGATCGGCGCGGCTCAGTGCCTGCGTCTTTCCGGTCAGCTCCTGGTATTTTGTCTGGTAATCACCAACCATCTGCTCCTGGATGCTTGTCAGTGTGTCCGTCCCGATGAACGACACACAGGGAAGGCTGTCAAGCATTTTCAGGATTTCCTCACTCGATGCCATTGTTTTCTCCCTCCCTCATACTGATTGTCAGGTTCACGGACACGTTTCCATCGGCTCCGGTTTCCGCGACGTCAACCTGGTCAACGCTGATCGCCGGGATAAAGGTGTCAACCTTGTCGGCGAGTTCCATCACGAGAGAGTTCGCGATGTCTCCGGGCGGTGCGTCGATGTACTGGTTCTGCAGCCCGAAGCCACGAGATCCGGGGATTGTGCCCTCAATATTGGTGATCAATGCCTCCAGCTCGGCCTTGTACTTGACAAGATCCGCCCGGGGCATCTCGTTGTTTGCGTCAATGATCCGCTGTATATGGATATGCTGTACCATTTGCCGCCTCCTTTTTACGTGTATCTCTTACGGCAGCCGAGCATTTCATTGACCCGGTTCTGCACAGCTTTCCAGTTATAGCCCTGGGCGCTCAGCTTATTGAAACGCGCCTGCCCGTTTCCGAACTCGCCGCGGATAACTCTCCGGGCGATGTCATCAACGTTGTAGGACGGCTTCGATGCTGCGGCCGTCTTGGCCGCTGTCGTCTTCTTCGGTGCAGGAGATGGTTTCTTGATAACGGTCACGGCCTTCGAGCTCTCGGCGTATTCCTTGAACTCGACCGTGCAGCCGGCTTCCATCAGTCCGCCGCCGATAAAGCGCTCCCACTTGTCTGTGACGGACTTAACGATCCACTTCGCGGATCCCCAGCCGTATTTACTGCCGCCGATCACGAGCGTATCGACCGTCCCGTTTCTTGCGCATCTCTCCAGTGCTGCGATCGTGGCTCTCGGCCGCACGCCCAGCTGAGCCTTGAGCTTGATTTTCAGCGACATCGTAGTCGCTGCAGGTCCGACAAACTCGGACTGTGGAACGACGCCCGGGATCTCGTGATCCTTCCAGCGTCCCTCCTGTGTCCGCTCCATATCAGAAAAGGTCAGGACCTTGCGATCGCTGACCTCGAATTTGATAACACTGCCATATTGGCCGACAACAGATCCCATCCTGACCTCCTTATCCTCTTATGTGCCGGATGATCTCGCCGAGCGTGATGGATCCGGACTGATCAGAGAGAGTGATTGTCCCGCCGTGGAGCTCCACAGCCCCGCCACGGTCGGCCAGATAGCCGCCGATCATATCCTTTCGGAAGACGTTCGCCCCGGTCTCCGGAGGAACATCCGCGTCGGACCAGTACCCGCCGAGGCAGATCCCCGCGGACTGGCCGTTGGAGAGATGTACCACCAGGCAGTTCGAGCCGACCTTCGGCATCTTATACTCCCCGTTCATATTGAAAAGCGGAATCTCTGCCGTGACGGAATTATCCAGATCCGGATATGTCACCCGGACCAGTCCTGCCGCCACGTTGATCGACGAGATCCTGCCGATCCTTATCCATTGCTCAGCCATGTTTATCATCCTCTCATCAGTCTGTTGACTTCGGCCTGGACGGTCGCATAGTCATAGCCGGCCTTGGCCAGTGCATCCTTGCGGGCCTGTCCGTTGCCGTACTTGCCACGGATCACGTCCTTCGCGATGTCCGTTGTCGATTTCTTCTGCGCCGTTCCTGCAGCCGCTGCAGCTGTCTGCGGCGGATAGGTCAGCAGCTTCTGACACTTGTGCATTGTAATGTCCTGCGTCGTGCCGCCAGATCCGGTGATCGTCATGGTCATCTTGTCGATAAAATACTTCCCGTTGTACTTCGGCCCGAAGCCGGTCACGTTGACCGTAAGACCGGACACAAGCGCGGGATTCGGGTAGATGGATCCGGAGATCACGGTCGCCTCGGCATTCGCGTCGTTGACCTTTGCCGCCACTTTTCTGCCGGCGTCTTCCTTGCTGTCGCAGGTCTCTGTGATCTTCAGGTTCCGGGCATGAGCGTCATTTTCTCCGACGAAGCCGACATATATGGACAGTTCCTCGTTTTTCTTTCCGGCTTTGTAGGACGCACGGCCTCCGGTATAGATGCCCTGGATCGTATCGTCCAGCGTCCAGGCACCGTCGCTCTCGAAGTCCGAGGCGTCGATCGTAGCCTGTGCAGCCTTTGCCTCCCAGCGGCCCCGATCGTAGAGGATGATCTTGCCCTGGAATACCTTCATGCTAATGCTGTAGTCCTTGGCTGTCTTATACAGGAACGCCGAGTCCGTCTCCTGGGACTGCTCGACGCTCGCGATGCTTATAGTCGGCGCATCATACACAAACTGCAGGCCGTATCGGCTCGCGATCTGCTGGCCGATCTGCTCCAGCGTGACCTTTTCCCAGGTCTTCGTGCGGACCGTGAGACGCCATCCGGAGTTGTACGGGACGGCGAGCGCCCCGATCCTGGCCGTTGAATCGGATCCTTTGAACTGGAGAGAGTCGACGACCAGATTTCCCAGGGAGATCGTCTGCTTCGGCGTCTTGGCATTGTACCAGTGATAGAATTCCATCGTTCCGGAGATCGTGTCCCCGAAAACCGGCTTCCATGCCCGCATCCACTTCTGATCCTTGTTCTCGACGATCAGCTCCACGGAGTCGCTCTCGCCGCTTGCCACATCTTTGTAGGTGATGCTTTCGAGCTTGTCGTTGAGCTGGATCTGTACGTCCTGGCCGTTAAATTTCAGCGACGCGCTGGCGCGTCTTGCCTGCTCACTCATCGGTGTTCTCCTCGTCATCATCGTCCGAGTCAGAGGAGGACTGGCGCCAGATTGGGAGATTGTCGTCGTCCTTCTCCTCTTCGGTTATTTCCGGAACGGTTAGCTCCACGCCGGCGGAGAAGACAAGGACATCTGTATAGAGCCAGTTGGCCTCGATCAGATTTTTCATGTACTTCTCGTCGCCGTAGAGCTTATAAGCAATTCCGTCCCAGGTATCGCCTTGAATTGTCGTGTATGTACTCATACGAAGCTCACCCGGGCCTTTCCTCTCAGATACTGATCCATCATCTTCTCAAAATCACGCTGTGACATCTTGATGCCCTCGCGGACATCCTCTGCCGTGGCGTTGCCGTTGATTGTAACCTGCGGCGAGAAGTTGATGACCGGAGCCGGACCAGTCTGGTTGTACACCGTGCTGTTCTGGCTGTTGTTGTTTGTAATGTTGTCGATCGTTTCTCCGATCGCGCCGGAGCGATTCGTTCCGACAGTGTCCTGGATTGCCTGACTCCGTGTGCCGTTGCCGACCGCATTGCCGGTCTGCATGCCGACGGAGCTGAGGATCGGCGCCGCCAGGGATCTCGATGCCGCCTGCGCGACGTTCTGCTGTTCCTGCTGCAGACCTTCGGCGAGGCCTTCGCCTGCGAAGTGTCCGGATTTCATCAAGACACGGGACGGAGAATGGATCTTTAATGCACTGTTGACCGCAGATGCGACCTGGTTGGCAATGCTCCGGGCCTGTGCGACTGCTGCCGCACCTGCCGAGGCGATACCATTCCGGAGGCCTGACATCGCGTTCGCGCCGGCTGCCGACATGGATCCGGCCAGCCCTGCGAAGGCTGCGACCATGCTCGCCGCCGTAGAGTGACATGCTGCCACCGCGGAAGCTCCGCCGGAAGTGACCGCAGCCACGAAGGCCGCCATCGCTGCCTGGACCGCTGCCACCATTGCCTGCATACCTGCCTGTGTCGTCGATGTCATCTGCTGGACGCCAGCCGTCGAGGCCGCGTTGGACTGCTGCCAGCCCGTCGTTACGGCCATCGTCACCTGGTTCATTGCTGTCATGGCAACGGTTCCTAGCGTTGTCATGGCTGCCGTCGCTCCTGCGAGGCCGGCCGTGAGACCGGCGACTGCTGTGACTGCCGCCAGAAGACCGCCAGCGAAAACTGCCATCGCCGCCGCAGATGATGCAAGCGGACCGGCGAGCGCTGTGATCGCTGCCGTAAATGGCAGGACGGCCGTGGCCAGCGTCTGGAAAGACACGGCCATCTGAGGCGCCAGCGCGGAGATCGCCACGCCGGATGCCCGGAATACCATGATCATGCTGTTTGCCAGCATCAGGGCAGCGCCAAAAGCCGCCACCGCTGCCGCCGCCGCAAGGAATGCCGCTGCCGCCGCTGCTCCGCCCGCAGCCAGTGCGAGGAGAGTCGCTGCCGCCGCTGCTGCGGCCGCTGCCATTGGTACCAGTGCCGCCGCAAGAGGTGCACACCCTGCGGCGATGACTGCGAGCTTTGCCGCCGTACCGGCCGCGCCGCCCGCCATAGATTTAAGCGCAGCACCTGCGGTCGCCGCACTGGCCGCGATCACTGTCACGGATGCCGCGACGACAGTCATGGCTGCCGCCAGCGGAACCATGCCAGCCGACGCTGCTACGGCGCCGGCCGCCAGTACGAGCATAGCCGCACCGAGCGCGATCGTCGGTGCAGCTGCCGCAAGAGATGCCGCTGCGAACGGCATCATCGCTGCTGATAATGTCATAATCGGAGCCGCGGAAGCTGTCGCTGCCGCTGCTACCATCCGAAGCATAGCGGAGAGCATGGCCATCGCCGCGCCTCCTGCAGCTGCTGCCGCCGCGATCAGAGCCGTTGCGGCTCCGAGCACTGCTGCGCCTGCTCCTGCTGCTATAAGTCCGGCCGCCGTTACAAGTGCTGCCGCGCCGAGCGCTGCCATTGCAGCCGCTGCCGCCACCGTACCTGCTGCGGATGCCGCCGCCGATGCACCAAAAGAAAGCATCGCGGATCCTAGAACGCCGAGAGCTGCCGCGCCTGCCTGGGCGGATGCGCTGACCATCGGAAGAGCCACCCCGAGCATCATCATGGCCGT